ATGTAGGCATGGTGGGTTTGGTGTAGTTATTGCCTCATACAAACTAGAGCCATCAACAATTCCGTCAGGTCTGTAATCCTTAGCATCCCAAATGGCTTTTCTTATTGCTTGTGCATCATTAGCTTGTAAAGCGTCACTTGCATCCTTGTAATTATCTAATCTGGCAATCTTTACCTTTCCAGGTGGAAGAATACTACATATCTCTTCAGTGGCTTTACGTCCAGCATCGTCATTATCTAGAAATAAAACTATTTCTTCATAGCCTTGTAAAAAAGGTATCTGTTTTTTAACATCCTTTTTAGCTGATGCTGCTCCATGAGGTAGAGAGCATATAGGCCAATTACCAAATGCTTGTCTAATACTAGCTGTATCTATTTCGCCTTCGGATAAAATAATTCTTTTCCCTGTTGAGGGAAATTTATATTGTCCAAAGAATGTATCTGTAGATTCTCCTTCGTAGTAGAAGTCTTTATTTTTCGTTTTAACTTTGAATCCTTTTAAGATCCCATCAATTGTGTAGTAGGGAAATCTTAATGTCTCTTCGTCTCGATAAATTTTATAAAATTCATTTGTTTCTTCATCAATATTTCTTTTATGCAGCCTTTGGGCTGATCCTTTAAAGCAAACATTGCTTGTCATTTGATGCTTGTGGAAAGTGTCATTAGGGCTTGATCTTGTTTCGCAGGCAAAGCAGTATGTGTGTCCATCGCTATACAAACTATTTGCATCACTCGAACCGCACACACTGCAGGGTAGATGTCTAACGAATTCGTTATCCATTAGGCCAACCAATCGATTGGGATATTTTTAAATGAACAGTATTTAATATTGTGGCGGTCACACCACATGGCATAAGTCGTTCTAGATTTTTTGCTGATTCGATTATGTTCATTTTGAAAAACCATACGAATATCTAAATGCGGATTCTGTTCAATAATATTTTTCACCTTGCGCCTCTCGTTTGAGGGCCAATATCCTTTTGTTTCTAGGAATATTCCGTTGGCTAAATGGAAGTCGGGGATGTAATGATGTTGTATTTGATAGGGGATATGACGATCTTCGTACTCATATTTAACCCCTAACTCACACAATAAATCAGATACTCTCTCTTCTAATGTAGAGCGAAACCCCATTAGAAGTCATCGGCTTCAACTGAGCTAGGAGTACCAGCTGCTTCTACGTTAGGTTCCTCAGCTTTAAAGCCTTGGCACTTACCAAAGAGTTCAGCTACACCAGCTTCATCTAGATCTCCTGAATCAACACCAGCTTTAGACTGTATAGATACAACTTGGACACCAGCTATTTTTAAACTTGTTCCATAGGTCATATTATCTTGCAATACATATGGCCTTTGAGTGAAGCCTAATTTAACTGTAGAGCCTTCGTAGATTGGGGTAGATGTATCTGAAATGATTACACCTTCGGTATCGACGATAGGTGGCTCTTTACCTTCTTTCCAACTAAACTTGATAGCAAATTTACCTGGGCGTCCTGGCTCTTCTTCCCAAGGCTCAGGCTTGCATAAGCTACGCTTGACGTTGGTAACTTTACTTAGACACCATTTGAGGCAGTCTTCCCTTTCCTCTTCTAATTTTTCAATTAGATCTACATCGACGATTGCTCGTAAGGTGTACCCATATTTACCAGGCTTAATAACAGCTTGATATCCTTCTAGAGGTACAGGTGATGGTGTTGTGTGGATGGTTCTCATATTTAACAAAAAAAGTATTTCGATTCGATAACGGATTTAATATCTAAATCACCAATTATCGGCGGTTCTGTTTCTGCCTTAATTTGTTTGGCAAAATCATTTAAGTAATCTGTATTCGTGAACATTTCAGCAAACGTCTCCCTCACAAGTGAGGAGAGATGAGTCATATCTGTTGCTCTACAAAGTACAGAATCGTGTATTAGAGCTATTGGCTTATTTTCAAATTTGTTGACGACCTTATGAATCAAGGAGGAGTCCAGAGAATGGACTAGATTGGGGCTGGTTGCGTTCTTATGGTGTTTGACATCAACATCGTTTGAGTCGCCTGTTGCTACTCGGAGTTGACATCGACCTAATAATTGCAAGTCCATCGTGACCCAATCTTTCTTCATCAAGCGTTGAGTTACAACAAACCCTGATGGTGTAACCCATCGAAGTTTCCTGGCTCCCCGTTTGAATGCTCGACCTACTTCATCTTCAATCCATTTCAATATCCTCAACGGTCCAGGCAAGACCTCAGCCATCGCCTTTCTCATTGCTTTTGTACATACATTTAGCTCTTCTTTTGTTACCTCTACCCCTTTTTCTTTAAACGCTTCCTTTATGTACGCTTTATTTGACCACTCCTTAGCCGAATAGCAAATTGTCATCGTAGCTCTTTTGACAATTTTCCTATCCCAATAAGGTAATAACCTTTCAGGGATATCTTTTCTTGCGGCGTCAGCTACAGCTTTATAAGCATCTTGTGGTTTATCACTCGGTACTACATTGACCATTTTCGCAGCGGAATAGTCTCGACTGAGACAACTGAGAATCTGGATTCCTGAGCAAGTGGCATCAATTCCACATGGCAGAGAAGTTTCCGTCCTGTCTCTTTTGATAAGACAGTGGTACACCTCACTACATGCGGCTAAAAATACCCAAGGCTCTTCAGCCACTTCCCAATCTGCCACATGTCCAATCGGATCAAGCGCAATGCTTGTGATCAAAGCTTTATTTTCTTCGACCCACTGCAAGCGAGATTCGATAGGTTCTTTGTCTAACCCATAGGCGGTTGCAATATGAAAAGCTAGCCATCGTTCTCCATCTGTGTTCAGGTGGACAGGTTCAGAGAACTTTAAGAGGCTCTTCCCAAAATCAGAACACTGAGGATGGAGAAATGAGGGGATGGGATAAACCCGACCCCGATAATCCGTATTCCAGCACAAATAAAACTTTTTAACGTGTCCACTTTCGTAACACTTAAATCGTTTTATGGTCTCCATAATCTGCCTTGTTCTACAGGATCTTCTAAATTGATTCGCCTGTTTATTCATGGCAGCTGCAGTTTCTCTTCTATATTTCTTCCTTGATATTTCGTTGGTCTCTATATCAATTGGTTTATTGGGTAGAGGTATTTCACAAATAGGGACAAACTTCCCAACCTCACGTTTGCGCTCAAATAAAATATCTGCAACGTTACATGTGAAGTTGTTGAGGACAAATCCAGTTTTCTGAATTCGATTTACACATTCGTAAATTTGTTTTCCCTGTATAGGTAAGGGTTCACCATTTCTGACGAATTTATGCCCTTTTTTGACCTCATTTAAAAGATAACCTCCGTCTTCTGTCGGACTCCAATCGTTG